CTTAAAGGATTCAGCGGAGCCTTTCTTAGAGTAGAAAAATTTTGCTGCCTTTATCAGTTTCTCAGTAGATAGTTCGGTTTCTTCAGGAAAATCTGGAATAATCTTCGTCTTAAAATACTTGATCAAATCTGCTCTTGTCGTATCAACATCCATGTAATCATATAGGTCTTTACCGACTCTTAATGTTTTATTGGTTTGCTCCATATACTCATAGTATTTTTTGAGCAATGTCACGAATGTTGGATGATCGGCTCTTACGAACTCAGGTACCTGGTTCTCTACAATTGTTGATATGTAATTATTTGCAAACATTAAGAGAGAGATTTAACACTAATGTTGATAGCATTTGTATCTTCTTCGTCGATAGTGATAATTCGACTACGAGCAGATTCAAAGTTATTTGTTTCTGGTTTAGCAACCATTCTAAAGATCTTTAGTGGATCTTCGATTGAGAACGGATCAAATTCTTGCAAGGTAATCTTACCTAGCTGATAATCAATTGTTCCAGCCTCAGCATCCAATGTTGTTTTGATATTGTTATTATCAAAAAAGTAACTGCGCAGTGTACCGAAACGACCCTGCATATTCACGCTTAAAGAAGCGCTCGTATCAATCTCGTCTTGGTAGTAGAGCAGCGCTGTTGCAGTTGTATACCCAACACCTGGTTTATCCACAACGATTTGCGTAATTTTACCGTTAACAATCACAGGATATGCATTAGCGCCAACGCCGTCTCCATTTATAGAAATTGTTGGTGCGGTTAGATAAGAACCTGTAGCCGAATTGATTGTAATCGATTCAACGCCAGAAGAAGATCCTGGTGTTTCTTCAAAGAAACACTTACGAAGAACACCATCAGCATCGAATTGTCCGAATGCTGGAGTTGAGTAGATTCTATAAGAAGGATCTTCGCGAGAGATAGGTGTACCAAAGTCTAGTGTGTAATTTCTAGCAGCACCAAGCTGAGGAACAATTCTCTTTTCGATAACTGTTACTGCATCAGAATAAGAGATAGATGTTTCTGCGTCGTCGATAGCGCGGAGCATCTTTGACAATTTGAATCTACTGTTAAAGTTATCCAATTCAGTGTTCTTAAAGTTGATGATAGCAGTTTGAACAATAGATTTTATTGCATCTGCAGATCTTGTGGTTTTAGTTGCATCGTAATAAACTTCAGCAAACACTTGTAGATAGTTATAATCAACATCGACGAATTCTGGAATAACAGTAACGACTGACACTGGCTTGATTACATTATTAATCACATCAAGTTTTTCAGAGTCTGTAATCTCAAAACCGAGTGTTGGTTTTGCTGCTATGAATACTTTACCGTAAACTGGTGGGATGTTTTCTTCACCACCCCAAACATTAACTGCTTCAAAGTATGGGTAGTTTTTGTTGATCAGAGCAATTAGATCTTCTTTTGTAACACCACGATTATTAGACACATAGGCTTTTGGTGCACTAAATCTAATTTTTGTAACAGATTCTTGCGTATTACCACCAGATGCTGCCTTGATTGGAAAAACAATTGAACTGGTAAACCCACCAACAGAATCAATAAGACTAAACGCATTTGATTTATTAGCCGCCGCGCCATCTGTTCTTAGATAATTTGCTACTACAATATTTCCGTTGGTTAGACTTCTGCCGATAACCCCGTCTCCGAAGTAGATCTTGTATTTCCCGTTTCTAGTTTCATCTATGAAGTAGACTGAGGAGTTCGAAGTTACATTTGTTGCATCAGTTGCAAGCGTAAATCTCTCAGTTTTCAAACTTGTTGCAGATTCTTGCACCAATATTTCTAGCGTGCTGGTGTCTATTCCGTCGTCTGGAAGTTCAAACGACTGGGTTGGATTATTGGTAGCATTGTAAACGAATGTGTATGTTAGCGGTTGACCCTGATAGATGTACAAATCATCAAAACAAAAGCGATTACATGTTGGGTCGTAATTTACAGTTTTAGCCTGTGTATTAACAAATGTATATGAAACTCCGTTTAGTGGAGTTGATTGTAAACGAGTAAATCTTGGAAGCGTCAAGGATACTTGCGTGTTTCCTGCTGGACGAGTAATCTGTAGATTTATTGTGGCTCTAGGTGCGATTGAAGAAACTGGCGTATACCCAAGCATCTTAGCATGGGAAACAACTGAGTCGCGTAATAGAGCTGTGTCTAGGAACATCTCATTGGCAATCATATTATTATAAAATGCCATATAGTGAGTGTTGTAGGCTAAGATATCTAGCAATACACTCATGCCAGATGCTTCAAAATCAAAATCTGTGAATTCTTGCTGATCCCTCAGAAAGTTCTTTAGATTAGTCTTAATCTGCGCAAAGTCTAGTTCTGTTACAACTAGTTTTTGATCTGTATTAGCCATTAACGGACCTTCTCTAAGAAGAAGTTGATTGTGACAGGAGCTTCAAGATTATTTATGTAGAATCGAATAGTAATATCATATCGATTTTGCTCAGGATTAGCCTGAACACGGATAGCATCAACGCCAACGCGAGGCTCAAAGTTTTTAATTACATTACTGAGTTCAGTTTGTAAAACATTAGCAGTAATAAAAGAAACATCTTCAAACAACAACCCACGAACTCTAGAGCCAAAATTAGGTTGAAATGGCTTTTCGTATAGGTTAGTCAGTATTAAATTCTTTAATGCACCAATGATCGCAGCATTTCCAGTTCTTTTAACCACATCTTTGGTTACTGGATGTGCTTTGAAATTTAAATCCAGATCTTTGTATACGCGAACATCTAATGACATTTAAAACCTCTGGTATATTTAGCACGGTTTTGCGCAAGGATCTTCTGGAACATTGACGCTTGGATCGCGACCATCGATGCCGACATTGCTTTCCCCAGTACCTGTGCCCTGAGTTTGATTTGGTAGAGGTCCAATAATAACATCAGAACCATCAAACTGATTGGTTGCAGCTATGCTGGTGTTAGCGTTAATTGTTGGTCCAACAAATCCGTCTTGGTTAAACTCAGAATCAAAGTCGTCCAGGATGTTAATAAACTGCCCAGTTGTAGCGTCACATCCGTCTTCGACTGGATATGGCACCGTAATGACATCCAAATAATTATCGGATGAGTTATCGCCTTTATTTCTCTTCTTCTTTCCGCAAGACAATGAGAACAACTTTCCTAGAGCTGATACGAAGTTTTTAACATTTTTAATGATTTGTTTATCTCGCGCAATGACTGCGTCAAGATCATTCTTTACAGTATTGAATCGACCAATAACACCAGATATGGCTGAATTGATTTGTGATTCAGTCATTGCTCTAGTTTTAGCGTCGTTCAAGTCATACTTCAAACGCTTTAGGGCATCTTTTGCTTCGTTTAACAATTCTTTCTTAAACAGTGATTGCGCCGCGTCAGTCGGAACTTCTGTTGCAACAGATTGATATTTACCATTAGCCAAACGAACTCTAGACTTCACCCCCTTCATAAAGTTTGGGTCGCCAGTCATAGTTTCAATCATGGTAAATCCGTTGATAATCTCATCGGGGTCAATATCTTCGCCCAATGTCATTACCTCAATCTCATTGTTTACTTTGTAAACGGCAAAGTTTTTAGTTAGTCTGAACTGACCATCAACAGTAATAGTTGTATCTGTTAATGATTCAATAATAAACTCTCTGGTGTCGTAGATAATCTTATCGCCAACTTCGAGCTGCGAAGTCCAAGAAGTTCCGTTACCAGTAATAACTGTATCCAAACATTCAGTATTGCAAACGAACGGTGTTCTTACAAAAACAGTTTGATTTGTATTACTCGTTGTAAATGCGGTGTTTACTACAAATGAAGTTTCTTTGAACAACGAGACTCCAGTCGTTGAGTAATCAAACGGAAGGTCTACAAGTAAAAAGTCACCAGCAGCATTGATTGATTCAATTCTACGGATGTCACCGTTTACGGTAATAAACATACTTGTGTTTAGTTTTAGCGTATTTGTAGGCGATAATAAACAATTGGCGAGGTTTAAAGTTCCAACATCAGCCGTTGTAACCTTTACATTGTTGGTTGTAACATCTACAGAAACG